CCACTACAGCTACGCCTTAGCCTGCCTGCTGATAGAAACAGGGTATTGGCCACCAAACATCCCTTTTGAACATAACGACCTTGCTACAGTCTTTAAGATAATGAATGACCAGAGAAAGCAGCAGTAATGGCGGGCGTCCAATACAAAGCCGAAGTTATCGGTATTCGAGATACCGTACAGCTGCTTAAAAAAACTGAGCCTGAAATCTTTAAAGAGTTTCGGTCTAAAGCCAAATTTGCTGTAGACCCGATCGTCAAGGACGCTCAGGCCCGACTGACTCAAGCGTCGAGTCGTAACGGGAAGAACGCTCCGCTATCTGGAATGGTGCGACCTTGGGGCAAAAAGAAAGGTCGTGTCGTGCCGGGCTGGTCTCAGCAGAAAGCGATCAAAGGCGTCAAGGTGCAAGTACGCCCTAGCAAGACAGCATTTTTAACTGTCACACAGCGAGAAATAGCGCCTGCCGTTTTTGATATTGCTGGACGAAAAAACCCTAATGTGCTGTCACGACAGCTAGACCTTTTCGCTCGAGCGTCTCGTACTATGTGGCCTGCTGCCGAAAGTAAAGAGGACGAAGTAACAAAGAATCTTGCTGAACTGGTTGATTATGTCAACGAGAAAACCAATAAGAAACTAAGGTTCTGACATGGCTGGCATAACGATTCCCCTGATTACCGAGTTTAAAGACACGGGTATAAAGCAAGCCATTAAAGAGTTCAAGAAACTGGAGACAGCCGGGCAGAAAGCACAGTTCCTAATCAAGAAAGCCGCTGTGCCTGCCACTGCCGCTTTAGCTGGCGTCACTGCTGTTATCGGTTCTGCTGTTCAGGCCGCCATTGAAGATCAAGCTGCACAAGCGTCGCTAGCACGACAGATTAAAGCGTCAACTAAAGCAACCGATAAACAGATTAAAGGCGTAGAAGAATATATTTCTAGCCTTGGGCAGTCTGTCGCTATTGCAGACGATGAGGCTCGACCAGCGTTACAGGCGCTCGTAGTTGCCACTAAAGACGTCACTGTCGCACAGGACCTTTTAAACCTTGCCATAGATGTTTCTGCTGGTACAGGTAAAGACTTAGCGACTGTCTCTGACGCTTTGGCTAAAGGCTATGCGGGCAACATGCGAGGCTTACAGGCCCTGTCGCCCGAACTAAAGCTGATGATTAAAGACGGCGCCACTCTTGCCGAAGTGCAAGCAGTCTTGACCGAAAACTTTGGTGGCGCTGGCGTTGCAGCCGCTAACACTGCAGCTGGCGGAATGAAAAAACTAGGCATTGCTTTTAACGAAACTAAAGAATCTATCGGCATGGCGTTTTTGCCTGTCTTTGAAAAACTGTTGCCTGTTGTACAGAAATTTAGCGCTTGGGCTGAAAAGAACCCGCAGCTGCTGGCCGTAGTCATTGGCGCTATGGGTTTACTTGCTGTCTCTATCCTTGCTGTCAATGCAGCCATGATGTTAAACCCTGCCGTAGCGATCACCGCCGCTGTCATAGCTTTGGGCGTCGCTGTTGTTATGGCATACAAAAAGTTTGAAGGCTTTCGCAGTGTTGTCAGATCAGTAGTGAACGGCGTTTTGACCTATGTTGAATTTATGGTCAACGGTTGGATTAAAGCCGTCAACCTTATTATTAAAGCGATGAATCTGATACCGGGCGTAGACATTAAAGAAATAGGTGGCGTCAGTTTTGGGCGTATGGGCGGCGAGCCGGGTGCCGCACCGGGCATACATGATTCGGGTAGCCGCATGATTAACGCCCCTGACCTATCTAGCAACAATCGTGGTATGGGCGGCTCTACAGGTAGTACCGTCACAGTCAATGTGCAAGGCGCAGACCCGAACGCTGTCGTGCAGGCGCTACAAAGATACGTTAGGACTTCAGGCCCTGTGCCGGTCAATATTAGGAATATGTAATGCCAAAACTTACTTTTCAAATATTGAACGTAACACAAAGCAATTTAGACATAACGCAATACGTGCAATCGTTAAATTTCACAATTGGGCGCCCGTCGCCGTTATCGCCGTATTCAGGAAACAGCGCCACTATCACAATGTTTTCTTATGGCGGCACAGAATCTTTAGCAACCGTCAACGACGAAATACTTTTTAAAGCGATCGCTACTGGTTCAGCGTTTAATAACAACCTTTTTAGAGGCAAAATTGCTTCAAGAAACTATAGCGATGAACCGGGTACAGGCCTTAACAGCACAATGACTGTGTTGATAAATGACTCAATGTTACAAGCTGGCATGTTGAACTTAATTAGTCAATCTTTGGTGCAAACAACGACACAAATACAAGAAATTGACAATTTGTACCCACAAATTTCTTTAAGTACGGCAACAACACAAGTTGAAATGTCAACAGGAACTTTTACCGTCAACGCTAATCAACGTATAAATGAAATTATCGCCGGTGACCGAGGACAGCTAAGAAATAATACGTTAGCAAATACTTTATATCAAAGACCAGAAGCTTTTACAGTAACGACAACTTTTACTATCGGCCCAACTACTTCAGTAACGCAGATCGCTTATCAAGATTTATTCCGTGTCGAGGCGGCCAGTAACAGTCTTTTCTATACGCAGGCCACGGTTACAGGTTCAGCGTCCACAGAAACGAAAAGTAGTGCAGCTTTGGCAACGTACGGCACGCGTACTTTTACAGCGACGACGGCACAAAGCCAACTTGTAGGGGAGACAGCCGAATGGTATGCCAACGCTTTTAGCGACCCTTATGCTAAACAACTTTTATTGTCTTTTTCGGATATTGCACAAACTACAGATGCTTTGCAATTGTTTAATGCATTTTTACCAGCAACTAAATTTGTCCAAGTGTCGTATACGCCACCGGGCGGCGTGTCCGAGACAGGGTATTACTGGCCTGAACAAATAACAGTTAACGCGACAATTAGTCAGACGACTATTGACTTGGTGATGACGCCTATAACGTATTACGCCAACTTTATTTTAAACGACGCTGTTTTTGGTGTTTTGGGCGGTAGTCCTGTATATGACAGCGGAATAGATTACGATGAAATCGGTTACACATATGACGACAGCACAGCAGAACAAGGCAACAGGTTAGGAGTCTGAAATGGCCATTACATATCCAACAACTTTAGACGCTTTTACTAATCCGACTTCAACGGACCTTTTAACTTCGCCGTCACATTCGCAGCAACACAGCGACATTAACGACGCTGTAGAAGCCCTCGAAGCAAAAGTTGCTATCGGCAACACTGTCCTCGGGACATACACCAGTTACACGCCTACCCTCACTGCTATCACCATTGGTAACGGAACATTGACAGCCCAGTACGCCAGAGTGAACAATTTTGTGCATGTCACAGGATCATTTACTTTAGGTAGCACTTCGGCAATTACTGGCAGTATAGGAATTTCCCCGCCTGTCAACATTGACGCAAGTATGGGTTACGCCGCTTCACCTTTAGGCTTCGCCAACCTTTACGACACCTCCTCTGGTGCAATGAATAACTTGCAGGTTCTTTGGACGTCAGCAACCGAAATGCGTGTCAGGGCCATAAATACGGCAGGGGCATACTCAGTCATGGTTGTAACCAGTGCAACGGTTCCATTGACTTGGGCGGTAGGCGACATTCTTACTTGGCAAGCAACGTACAGGGCGGCATAAACCATGGCGATTTCACCTAATACCACGTTTACTGCTGGCGCTGTTTTGACTGCAAGTCAGCAAAATCGGCTGCCTTTTGGCGTCTGTGCTTTAGCGTCAAGCAGCACTAACTACACGCTGACTACTTCCGCTGTGATCGCTACAGGCATGACAGCAACGTTTACCGCTATCACAGGCAGGCTGTACAAAATTACCTATAACGAACCTGCAGCGAACACGACATCAGTTTTAAACGGTTACACACAAACACAGATTCGAGAAACCAGCGCTGCAGGTACATTACTTAGCACCGCCCTTCTGCAAACAAACGTTGCAGTAACAGTAAACGGAAACATGACTGTCATTTATGTAGGTACGTTTACCGCTGGTTCTGTAACCGTTGTAGGTTGCGCTTTAACTTCTTCGGTGACAGGCGCACCAGTTTTAACGAGGGCGGCGACAGCACAAGCCCAAATAATCGTTGAGGACATCGGGCCGTCGTGAAAACTCTTATTGCAGTTGCTTCAATCACTATTGCTTTAATGTTTGTAGTGACCAGCTGTAGCGACAGCACCCGCCAAACTTGCCAAGAAAACCCAACAGCGTCAAGGTGCAACCCGTGAAAAAATACAGCAACAGCGAAATCAAAGCTCGCCTAATTCTTATCGTAGGTATCGCTTTAGCGTTAGCGTTTTTAGGGTCGACAGGCGCCCTACTATACGGCCTGCTGTTTGTGGTACAGCCGTTAGATGTAAGCCCCAATGATGAATCTGCTTGGGCTTTACTATCACCAATGATGTTGTTTCTTACTGGCGCCTTATCTGGAATCCTTGCCAGCAACGGCCTTAAAGACAAAGGGCAGGGCGATGACCAGTAGGCCCTATACCGGGCTGAAAGATTCTGTGCATGAGCGCCCTCGAGAAGGAACTACAGCTTTTGTCAAATATCTAGAATTCTTATTTGACGTCAACTGCCTAGGCATATTTGCGGACCGTCCAATTAAAAGCTCG